ACCTGAGTGAAAGATTTGTAGTTAAGTTTAAGTACATTCTGCTCAAGGTATTTTTGTGTGTCTTTAGCTGCAGCATCCTGGTCAACCAGTTTACCGTCTTTGTAGATTTCAAATGTGTTTGGTTTGATTCCACGGAATACTCGATAGTCGTCTCTACCTATTGTAAAGCAAACTTCTACCTTCAGTCCCTTTTCATTGATTGTGTTAACAAGTTGTGGTTTGTTAATCTTGCGAAAGGGTTTGTTAAACAGTGCAAAGCACAACACATCTAGAATGGTAGATTTACCAGCGCCATTCTGCCCGACAATTAAAGTAGAAGGACTCTCAGAGAGATTGATTTCCGTCCACTGATCACCCGTAGAAAGAAAATTTTTCCAACGGATAGACTCAAATAAAATCATAACGGTTAAAAGTAATTCAAATTTAAGACAACTCGTCTTTTTGCATTGGTGCAGGTTGTGCCTGTATGCTTCTTTGTGGAATCAAAGATCAATATCCTGTTGGCAACACTTTCTACTTTAGCACCATCTTCAAAAATTGTATACCCATCATTGGTGTTTAAGTAATATACTGCAGTATAGCACTGAAAATCCACATCGGTATGCATTCCATACTCATATATTTCTGGCGTATATAAGGTAAGATTTGCTTTTATCCTGTGTATTGCTTTAACTTTTAATTGTGAAATTACTGGACTAATATCCCAATCACTATACGGTTTATTATTTTCATAAAGAGTATGCACAAGTTGGCAATTTCTATATGAATTATTATCGGGCACCTTTCCATCCGCCCAATACCAAGGAAATGAGTTGGACATCATACCCTCTCGAAAAGAATTAAATATCCTTTCGGGTAAAAAATTATCAATTACTTTCATTACGAAGGAGGAATAACAAAATCATTTTTGGTAATTACAGAATAAAAATATCCATGCATATCACAGTTACTTGCAACAACTTGAAGATCAACTTCTAAGATTTCCAATTCATCATCATACCCATCAGCGATAAGCATATCATTATATCTAATGCAATCATCTTCTTCTTCAAAGATTTGCACTGTCTTTACCTTTTCTTTATTGTAGACAGCATAAACACCGCCAGTATTTTTGTCTGCTAAAATAAACATTAGATTTCACAAGCTTCGATATACAGTGATCTCATAATATTTTTTACACTACCAGGATCCACCTTCAAGTCAATCTCATCAATATATTTATCCAGTAGTGTCATGGTGTCTTCTGTCTCTAGGACTTCGGATTCCCCCAACTCAACACTAAGATCTTCAATAATTTTTAGATCTGCGATACCAGAATCTTGGAGTTGAGAAACTGTATAGTCAAACTTAGCATAGTCCCCCTTCTCTTCTACAATGAGTTTCACATAGGATCCATCCAAATTATTTGGGATGTCCAAACCATTTTTATAATATAACTTATGAAACATATCAAATGGATTGCGATAAAACGTAGTCTTTAGTGTCTCCGTATCAAAGACATGAAATCCACGTTTGCATCCATAATCATTCCAATAGAGTTGATATGGATTTCCTAGATATGTGATGTTTCCTTTAGTGGACTTCATGTGATAGTGTCCGCTAAAGACACGATCAAACTTAGCAAAGATATTTCCATCCATCCCAGACTCCATCACATGCCCAGGATGAGCCTCAAAACCGTTAAGCTCAAGATGACCCATGCAGATGCGTGCATTACTAGTCTGGACTTCTCGTAAGGATTCATCTCTGTTTCCATCACAAATCCAAGGAAGAAGAAGTATGTCACAACCGTCAAACCTAACAGTGGTAGGACTATCGTGGACTGTGATGTTACCGTATTCTCCAAGTAACTCTCTAGGGGCATTGATCCTCAGGGTATTCTTGTAGTAGATGTCATGATTACCCGTCAGCATGTGCATAGACACACCCATCTCCTCAAGAGGATTAAACCACATATCTTTTGCCTCATTTAGAGACATAAAATTAATGGATCTCCTTTTATCGAAGGTATCACCTAACGCAATCACTGTATCAATTTTAGATACCTTGATAAAGGGGACAACAATTTCGTTGTAAAACTTTTTATATAAATTTATGAATGACTGATTATCGTTTCTAACTCCAAAATGCTGGTCAGTAATCAGTAGTATCTTCATCGTTTGGAGTTTATAGAAATACGAGACTTGATCTGATTATACTCGGATCCTCCATCCCCGTCAACTGAGAAGACCTCATCATAACCAGACTTCTCTAAGATCTTATCTTTGATTTCCATCTGTCGTTTTTCTTTCTGAATCCTTCTCAAGAAAGCGTAGTAAACAATTTGAGTAAAATAAGCAAATGGATTCTTAGACTTCTCTGGATCAAAGTTATCAATATACTGAATGCAGTTTTCTATACCATCACAGATCATGTCATCTTTGTACATGTAGTTGATGAAGTTTGGTCTGTATGATAAATGTGTTGCGATCTTTAAGAAGCAACCACCAATATAATTATCAACTCTAGGTTTTGGAAGACCACGAATTTCGGCAATAGCAACTTTCTCTCGGTGCTTAATCAAGGCAGCAAGAAATTCTTTATTGTCAACGTAATGTTGCTTTTGTTTTTTTGGAGTAGTCTTCATATATACATTTGCTTTGTTAATATTATAACACACTTGACATTATTGTCAATTCTCTGTAGAATAACACTGTCAGGGTTGAGAAGGATTCTTATAGATTCTTTCAAATAACTTTCTAGCTTCATCGATTCTCCCTACAAGACCCATGTCTTCATCTAGGGAGAGTCTTTTTTTATCCATACGCTCGGGCAATTCTTCATCATTAATGTATGCTTCATACATGAAGATAGTTTCCTTAGACATTGTTGCTAGAGAAATGATATCTTTTTCGCGGATGATGTAAAAATCTTCATCACACATTTGCATCCAGTGCGAGAAACCCATGCCACGAGCAACTTTACCATCATCTAATTCACGAGTGAATATTTCTAACGTCACTGGATTTTGAATAAAGACAATAGATTCTCCATTATCTTCTGTGATTAGTGCTTTTCCTAAGACATCTTCACCAGAAATTAGTTTGAAGACGCCGTAGAATTCTTCGTCATGTCGTGCGTAATTAATCATATGCTTTTACTTTTACGTCTATGATTTCATAATTAAATTTTTCTTCATTATATACCTTGACTCTTTCCATTAAGTGATTGAGGGTATAGTTATTACCCCTGTCTGTAGAAATGTCGTCAGCAATATCATAAAGAGTTGCTTGGGATTTGTTTTCTCCCTTTCTCAAGACACGTCCAATTGATTGGAGGTTACGAATTCTTGATTTAGATGGTGATGCAAAGATCACGTTATGTAATTTTTTGATGTTGATACCCGTGGAGAAGGTGCCATAAGATGCAACGATAATCGCATTATCCGACTGTTCTGTCAGGACACGAATGTCTTCTCGGTCATCTACGTCAACACCCCCATGGACTAAATGCACGGGTCTATCTGTATGACTATTTATCAACTCGTACAGAGGGATACCATGACGCTCTACATAGTTGAAGAGGACAAGAGTATTTCCTTTTAAATCACATGCAAGATTACGGATGAATTTATTTCTTCCTTCGTGCTCAACTAGATAATCAATCTCATCTTGATAACCTTCAAAAAGTTTTTCCTCATGTTTGATCAAAACAATTTTGACTTTTAGTTTTGCAACATGACCTGCCTTCATCAATTCGTTTGTTCGAGTGACTTGAGAGCATCTACCAAAGACACCTTCCAACACTAACTGATTGACATTTGCACCATCTAAAGTGCCAGTAAATCCAATACGATACTTACATTCATGCAACTTGCCCATCAAAGAAGTCAGAGATTTAGCTTTGAAAAGGTGTGCCTCGTCACCGATCACGACATCAAACCTGTCAAACCACTTACGCGGTTCCTTATAGACCGACTGCCAAGTGGTAATTACCACCTGATGATTCGTGTATTTTTCTGCCCCCGCATATATTTTGTGGCAGTATTCGGACGCCATCCATCCATATTCTTCAAAGTCCTTATACATCTGCTCGACAAGAGAAGTAGTTGGGACTACAATTAAAATATTTCTATTCACATTCACATGGTATCTAACCAATGCGTAAATCATTAACGACTTACCTGATGCTGTTGGCGATAGCAGTAAACGTCTATTATACTTTAAAGCTTCATAGATTGCTTTATACTGATAATCCCTCACCTTCAACTGCGGTGGAAGATGTAATGACTTTACAAACCCCGCAACTGCCTGGGGAGTAATCATTGCATTTTCTGCTAGAGGATGACCGAAGAATTTGCATTCTTCCATTTCATATTTGTATCCTCTTTCATCCGCCCAGTCCAAGAGATAGTCAATGAGACCAACAT